AGTTGGAGCAACTGCTACTGGAACTGCTGGTATATGCACAAGTGGTTCTGTTCAGAAAATCAATATCACAAATATGGGAAGGGGATATACAAGTGCTCCTCAAGTGGCATTTAGTTCTGCCCCATCTGGTGGTGTAACAGCAGAAGGTATTGTAACAATTACAGACCAATACATTGGATGTAAAGGTGTTGGTACTGGTAAGGTATTCTCAGTCTGTATGACCAATACTGGTTGTGGGTATACAGTTGAACCTATGGTCACCTTTGATGGTGGTGGAGGGGTTGGTGCTGCCGCTACAGCAGGCATATGTACCAATGGTTCAGTACAGTTCATCAATGTTACTAATGTTGGATCTGGATATACAGGTAATGTAGATATCTCAATTGGGTATACAGGAGCAATTAATCCTGGATTTATAACTGCTACTGGAACTGGTGTAGTTAATAGTGCTGGAATAGTTACGTATGCATGTATAACTAATGCTGGTTGTGGATATACAATTGTGCCTGATGTCACATTCCCCTCTGCTCCAGGTATTGGATCAGCATTTGGTGGTTCTTTCATATTCAATGAAGTTGTTATTGGTCAGACATCTCTTACAGAATCTAGAGTTAAGCAATATGATGCTGTTGCTAACACATTGGAGATATCCATTGTTTCTGGAACCTATGGCATAGGAGAAACCATTATTGGTCAAGAATCAGGTGCTACACATGTCATCAGAACTGCGACAACAGATGATCTTGTTACACCTTATGCAGACAATGATAACATTGAACTACTAGCAGATAATATAATTGATTTTGATTCTAAGAATCCATTTGGAATGCCTTAGATATGGAAGAACAAATAGTGGTATAATTAAGTAGTAGAGAACGTCTTAGTAAATGAAAAATATTGTTATTATTAAACGTGACCTTGATATTGAACCAATCCTAAAACAAGTTTATGACAATTGGATTGATTGGAAATGGGTTTCTAAATTAAATGAAGAGTCGATTGGTGGTGAGAAAGATCCATATGGATTTTTGCCTCTTGTCTGGGCAAAGGTGAAACCAGAAGAAGACCCAAAAAATGCAGAGGGTAGAGAACCTACTCCTTTATTTTCACATTATGATGAGGTACATAGATTTTGGAAAGAGAATAAGATATATAAGACTGGTAGAGCAGCGTTCTTCAAACTACAACCTGATGGTAGAGTTTTAGAACATATTGACCTGGGAAATTACTATCACACTAAAGATAGGTATCATTTGTCCCTACAATCTAGATATCACTATACTGTTGGTGATGAGGAAATGATTGTAGAACCAGGAACTTTCTTTTGGTTCAATAATAAACTTCCACATAGTGCTCACAATATAGGAGATGTAGATAGAGTTTCTTTAGTATTTGATGTTCCTCACAATAAAAGAAACCCCCATCATAGAAGTGATACATCAGGAAGAGGTTTTGGGTGAAACTAAATAGAAGTATAGTCAAGTTGTAACAATGTTTGAATATTTCTATAATGAGATTTTCAGATCCGTAATTATTGGATTTGGTTCTCTCTTCAATGGCATTGAGATCAAGCACAAAGATGCTAGCGAAGATGTTTATAGTGTAATTAAGGTTCCACTTGCCTATGGTCCTACACAAAAGTTTCTGGCTAGATTAGAACAAGAAAGAGATCTGAACAAACCCATTCAGATTACTCTACCTAGAATGTCTTTTGAGTTTACTGATCTTCAGTATGACCCTTCCAGAAAGGCTACTCAAACTCAAGCATTTTATGTTGTAACTGATAATGGTGAGAAGGTCAAAAAAGTCTTCATGCCTGTACCCTACAATATGACTATTGAGTTGTCTATTATGACAAAACTCAATGATGATATGCTTCAGATTGTGGAGCAAATTCTGCCATATTTTCAACCTGCATATACTCTTCCTATCAAGTTCTTAGGTGAACTGAAAGAGGTACAGAATGTTCCTGTTCAACTTGAATCCATCTCTATGGAGGATGATTATGAAGGTAACTTTGATACAAGAAGATCACTTGTATATACAATAAGATTTACAGCAAAGACTATGCTTTATGGTCCTGTATCTGATGTTACTGGTGATGTTATCAAGAAGGTTCAGGTTGGTTATATTGCTGGTACAAGAGTAACTGCATCTGGAACTACATATTCAAGAGATGTTAGTTACAAGGTTGAACCAAGAGCAACTAAAGATTATGATGATTCATTGTTGACTCAACTTGCTGTTAATGTAGAAAAAGATGAGACTGTAATCACAGTTGATGATGGGACACTAGTTCCTGTTGGTTCTTATGTCTATATTGGTGATGAGAATATGTACATCAAAGAGATCAGTGGCAATAGAATCACTGTCAGAAGAGCTCAAGACAAGACAAAACCACAGATCCATGCATCAGGTGCTGCAATCTATAGCATCACCAAAGCAGATGCAACATACATTGAATCAGGAGATGACTTTGGATTTGATGGTGATACCTTTTGATGGAGATTGAATCATGACTGACAAGTTTAGTAAGTTGAATGAAACATTTGATGTTACACCAACAGCAGTAGAAGTAAAAAAAGAGGATCCTGATGCCAGAATCCAAAAAATCAAAAGCACCTCAGAAGATATTCGTAAAGACTATGAATATACTAGGGGTAATTTATATTCAATCATTGAAAAGGGACAAGAAGCAATAAATGGCATTCTTGAACTTGCCCAAGAGAGTGAAATGCCTAGAGCATATGAGGTTGCTGGACAATTGATCAAGAATGTGTCAGATGCAACAGACAAATTGATGGATCTTCAGAAGAAACTGAAGGATGTTAGTGAAGAAAAGGATCAAAAAGGACCAACTACAGTCAACAATGCCTTGTTTGTTGGTTCCACTGCTGACCTTCAGAAAATGTTGAAGCAAGCAAGTCAGACAGATAAATAGTATTTCAGGGAGAGAAATCCCAAAGTACTGCACTAATAGAATGTCTAACGAAGACCTACCGTCAATAAATGATATAGTAGAGGAAAATAATTTACCCTCATATAAAGATTTTATAGAGGAAAAGGAACTTCCATCAATAGAAGATTATATTTCAGAATCTCCCAAAGAAGAAACTTTATTTGAAGAAACAGAAAATATTAACCCTGTTTTATCAGAGACTGCACCAGAATGGTCAGAACTGATACGTCTTGTCAACGATTTAAGGAAAGAGATACCAGAAATACCAGAAATAAAATATTATGATGAAGAGTTAAGTGATTTAAGTAGTAAACTAACTCATATTGAGGAATATTTTACACAGTTTGATCAAAAAAGTAATAAAATTGATGACTTAGATGTAAAAAATGAACATCTTGAGGTAAAATTAACTGAAATTGAATCAAAAATACCTGAAATACCAACAATAAGGTATTATGATCATGATATTGAACATATTAATGATAAGATAACACAATTAAAGGAAGATATAACATCTTTACCTGAGATCAAACACTATGATAGTGATATATCATATCTTATAGAAGAACTTAATAAGGCAAAATCTAGAGATATACCTGATTTTAGGTGGATTGGGAATACTTTTAATACTATTGATGAAGATTTTACTAGAGTTCAAGGTCATCTTGAAGTAATTAAAGAGAAGATATCTTTTGAGGTATCAGAACTCAATGAGACCATTCAAGTAAAGGATTTTGAACAAAATATAAATGTAAAAAACCTTAAAGATAATGTTAGTGAGAAGATTGATCAGACTAATACTCGATTAACAGAAACTAAAGATAAAATATATTCCGAACTAAGTAAGTCGTCATTAAAAGTTTGGGAATATCACAGAGAATTTAAAGATGATGATAGAAAACTAAAGAAAGCAGTTCTGAGTGAGCAGAATAAAATAAAGCAGAAGTTAGAAAAAGAAATTACTTCTATCAATGAGCAGAGCATTAAGACAGATGAAACACTTTTAAAGTTTTTTAATGAACTTAAAGAGCAAGTAAATTTACTTCCAGAAGTAAAATATTATGATAATGAAATATCTACTATCACAAAAGACGTTGATTCTTTAAAATCAACTGTCAGAGAACTTAAAGATATTGCCTCATTAATCAAAAAAGATCAAAATCAATTACAAGAAAATTATCTTCTTAATGAACCACCATCTGAAAAACAAAAGGCAGGTGGACAAACTGATCCATTAGCACCACTTGATCAGAAGTTTGCAACTCTTGATGATCTATCAAATCATTATAGATTATTCATTAATAGGATCACCACTCAACTCTCAACAATGGGTGGTGGTGGAGCAGGATTCATCAAAGATCTTGATGATGTTAGTTTTGATCAGACAACAGGAACTAATAAACTTTTAATTTATAATGGATCTAAGTGGGTAGGTATTGCTAGCACTGCTTTAGGTGGTGGTGGAGATGCTGATTCTGCATCAAAACTTGTCCTTGATGTTAGAAACCAAAACATTGGTTATGGATTAACTATCGGAACACC